ATCGAGTTCCTCCAGAGGAGGCACAAGACCTCTCCAGCAGCCATCGCAGGCTGCGGCCCCCTTAGACGGGGGGCCTCTTAGCGAGCTTGATACCGACGGCTCGCGGTCGTCCACTGCGATAGAGGTGCTCACTGCTAGTGACTGGCTCATCACCATGTTGCTGCAGCAAACACTTCAGGAGGGCGGTCCACTCTTCCGCCGGATTTACCGGCAGTCGATTGTACCCTACATAACCCCTGACTAGGGGGCGTTGTAGATCGACATCCCAACCCGTGACAGGTTCGTCACAAGTAAAGGAGGTTCTGCCCAACAAGGATGATTCCTCGCCGACGTACGGATAGTGCCCGCGAAGGGCATAGTCCAAAACGCCGTCAAGGAGGGACGCGGTTTTCCACATGCCAGCTGAATAAAACTGGTTACGCGTACTCACCGTGGACTGCAGACTCTTTGCAAAGTCCGCATCGTCATCCTTCCGCAGTGCCTGTCGGATCGGAAGTTCTTCTCGGTACTTGACGATGGATACATCAAGCCCGTGGAAGTATTCCTTTCCACAACTCTCTCTGAATGAACCACTCCAGAAAGATTTGTCCTTGTTGACTTTGAACCCGAAGGTTTCGAGCCAACGCACGACAGGTAGCGCTAGATCGTTGGGAACGATGATATCATCCCCGTAGATCCTGACCTGCTCCCGGTAGCGCTTAATCAGGCCACCGGTGATCGGCCTCTTCTGCTCGTTCGCTATACCGACCCAAACGATGGCAAGAAACACCATCGCCTCAATCGGGAACGTCAAAGCAGATCCCATCGACGCATACTTGACCAACGGCACAACGCCATGGCCAGGTACGTTAGCCCGCAGAGAACGAGTAACTTGGATAGCCTCGGAGAACCAAGGCCAATCCTCGAACATCGCTTCCACAAGCCAGTTCGGAACGCGATCGCTCGCCTCACTAAGATCTAGCGTGGCAAGGGACCCATCCTCGGAACCGATTTGTGCCAGCACCTGATTAGGGCGCTGATCGGTAAATCCAAGGAACCAGGAAGCCGGATTATCCCGCCCCATCTCTAGGGTGGGCGACTCCAAGGCGGATACGAGAGCTCCCGCGACGGCTTGCTGCATATACTGCATGCAGGTCGGCTCAATCGCGATGACCCTCGGCGTCTTCACCGTCTTAGGAACAAGAACAACCTTGACAGGGCGTTCCTGCTCCGGGGTGAGAAACTTTACCCTTGGGAGCACTTCCATGGCGTACCGGTGATTCGGAACAGCATAGTCCACATAGTGGAAGAGCTGCTCCATCCGGTCCGTCCACTCCAGCTGATGAAACTTCGCGTTTCCGCTCAGTCGGTCAGCCGTTGCTCCGGGGCCGTGCTTCGGGACAACCTCACCTTCATGGATCAACTTCTCCATGTGCGAAAGGACGTCGCCGTACAAAACACGCACTGCCTGCTTAACCGGCTCGATGTAGTCCACCCAGAAGTTCGGGAGGCTACTAATCCGATCCAACGTAGCAGTGATTTCCTCATCGGTGCGCAAATAGGCACTGATAGCTGACTCGTTGCGCGCCGGGGTACAGTCCTTGCGGACCTTCCCGAACATGTGCGACAGCTGTCGCACAGCGTGTACCGAATCAGCCATCTCCTCCCGGTCAAGGGAGGACACCGCCTCGCGCAAGAGACCCGAATCTGGGTCGAACACACGGTTGATGAACTCCCCGAGAAACTTGGGAGTTCCAGAGACTTTCACCTCAAATTCCACGTCGTCAGGCGTGGACAGTCCGGCCACAGCACCGAGGTCAAATACCCCTCGATACTTGTTGCGGCTGAACCCGAGGAAATCGTCACGTGACACCCACCCTCGCGCAAGCGACTTCTCAAAGTCCTTGCCGAAGGCGGGTAGGGTGATGTGGAAAAACGCATCCCCCTCGTGTGCCATTCGCTCAACAACAGTTTCAAGGCTGCGTGAGCTGTTGACGCGGCATCGTGCGCTCAGATCATCGAGCGCACTGGTCCAGAGTTCTATCAGGCTTTTCATCCCTGACTCCATTCATCTTGGGGCTCGGGGAATCCCTAGCCGTGCTCTGAACTCAGACGACTACGACTCTCCACCGACCATCTTGTCGATGTTGGTGGATGCCGCAAGCCAGTCCTTGAGCGCCTTGAGGTTGTTGATGACCTCAGTGTTGCTGAAGCCCACCTTCGGGTGGTCGACAACAACGTAGGCACTCATGGTGTACTGGCGCGACACACCGTCGAGCAGCGGGTCAGCTGCTGTCTTGGCGAAGTCGATTCGAACCGTGCGACGATTACGGCTGCGCAGATCATGCGCAACCTTCAGGGCAATAGCCCCATCGGACGTCTGGAAGACGCCCGAGCGATCGCCGAAAGAAACACGCGGAAGCGTTGAAGCAACCGCATTCACGGTCACAGTCTGAGGCTCAGAAAACATGGCAAGAACTCCTATCCCGTAAACGGGACTGGTTGGGGGACGCCTGTGCAGGATTGCTCAAGCGCCATGATGGTTCACCTTCGGCTGATGCCGAGGGCGGCTAGAATGGCGATCTGCCGGGCCGAGAGGTCTGGCACCGGATTCACGCTGAACCCGAAGGGCGTGGCTTTCATCCGCTGCTGAGTTTTGAACTCAACGGTTACGGAAGTCGAGTTGGGTCTCCATTGTCCACCTTCGCAGACTAGGTTCTCCAACCGATAGACACTGCGACGCACAGTTTCGTGCATCACGTATCCCCATGGCATGACAAGCCCATCCTGAGAAAACTGTGACATGTTTTTAACCATGTCACCCAGGTTGGACTGCCAGTCCACGAGCCACGAGTACGGCACAACATTCCACATCGTCGTCAAGTCGGGCATGACACCATAGAGGTGATCGAGCTCGGCCATATGACGTGCTGTGGCTTCCTTTGGTAGGAAGTACTGGAATGCACCACTAAACCACCGTTTGGAGAAGGTGGTGTGCGTGGTCGTGAGTGTGCCTGCCTGCTGCAGGTGAATGGTCGGCGTAACACTACCGGCCATCGTCAGATAGACCCCGTGTTGAACGGTTTCCGTCTGATCCTGCGTTTCAGGTCCTTGGACACGTCGGCGAACGATGCGCCCCGCATCGCGGCGGTACTGTCGGCGATACTTATCCGACAGCTCCCGCACTTTGCGGAACTTCTGCATGTCGTTCACTGTAGGGACGATCCCGAACTGGATGTTCAGGTAGTTCCCCGCAGCTTCCCCACTAACAGTGCCAGGGCGTGTTCCCACGCGACCTGGTACCTCGGGGACGCCACTCGCAAGTTCTGCGAGGGCGGTGCTCATGTCCACATGTGGACTTGTCGGAGCAGCGCCGGCTATAGCAGATGTACCCCAGCCCACCAGTTCAGAATCACTGGCCGGGTTGGGGCATGCTGCGACTAGTCCGCTCTGGGTGTATGGTACTCGGAGGTTATCCAAGATGCCTCCACCCGGAAACGGGATGCCGCGGCAAGACCTGCCGTAAAAATCACCGGGAGCGTTGCTAAGAGCAAGCTCCTCCGACGGTAGAGTGACCGTGATCTTGTTGTTCAACCACGGACCACCTACATCCACCCCCCGTCCGATGAACTGGACGGGGTTGTTCTGAGTTAGGATCCGCTGACTTTCTGTGTACACGGTGGATTTTCCCGTGTACGTGTCAGTGTAGGACCCACCGTAGACCGTTGTCTGACGAGCAGTTAATTCCTGCTTGTAGTCTCTGGTCTTGATCGGCATAGCTCAGATCCCTTCGGGGTTGGGTGGAGAATCACAATGATCGACTCAGGCGAGTCCTGGGGTAAGCACGCAAGGGGAGCAGTGCGTAGGCAGCCGGGTTACCCTCCGAGAGGGGCCCAGCCGTTATTCCTACGCACCGCCCGAATGCGCGCATGTGAGAGCCGGGTTTTCCCGGTGATCTCACTCCCTAGTCGCCTGAGACCAACCTCCTTACAACGGGGGAATATATGTGCAGGGGTTCTGGATTCCCA